TAAAGTTCATGAGAAGTATAAATATGATTTACTATATGCAAAATGTGAAGCAGATGATTTGCGCCTTACGGAACTAATTAACATTAAGGAAGATGAAAATAAACATCTTCGTGAACAGATTAAGCCATCTAAAAACGGGTGGTGGTTAGCCGGGGGCTTTGTAACCGGTGCGGCGACAGCAATTGGAATTATGTTCGCCATAAAATAGGAAAACATTATGAAATTAACAAAAGAAGCATTGGTAAAAATGATTAAGCAAGAAATGGCATACATGAATGAAGAAGAAGTTGATTTAGAAAAGGTTATTGCCGATAAACAAGCAGAGAAAACCCAAGAGCTAAATAAGCAGGTTGGCGGACTTGTTACTAAAATGGCTGCTGAAGTTGCAAAGCAGGCACAAGCCGCTGGTGCCAAGTTAAAAGATTTTGATGAGTCTGAGGTTATTGAATATATAAAATTAGCTTTACCCGATGTTATTAAGCAACAAATGGACAAAATGACGTAAACAGGAGGCACCTTGAGCAAAGACCCAAATTATTCTGTAAAAGTAGAAAAAGCCATAGCAGAAAAATACGGTGATAAAACAATTCAACACCCAAAAAAGAATTGGAATGATGATAAGGAAGAGAAATATGTTTCCCAACTAAAACAGTTTTATTCTACCTACACACAGATAGAAGACGATATTGAAGTTGATGGTGTTTTAATATCGAAGAAACTAATTACAAGAGAATCTAAGCGTTCTTGCCCGGTTTGTAACATCTATTCATTTAAATCTAATGATGATGTTTACATGTCAAAGTTTGATTGTTGCTTTAATTGTTACATTCAGTGGGTCGAAGGTCGTGAAAAAAGATGGCTAAAAGGATGGAGACCCAATAATGCAAATAACAAAAAAAAGACTTAAAGAAATAATTGCGGAAGAGATGGGAAGGCTTAATGAATTAGACCCAATGGGTCCTAGCTATGGCATGAGCAAGGAACCGAGCCCAGAACCAAGACCGGCAGAATCAGAAGCCACCAAAGCGCTTAAAATGATTGCTAACATGAATATTGTAGAGCTAGACGACGCATTAAACACTCTTAGTGCAGAGCAGAAAGCAAGATTGAAAAACATTTTTAGTGGATTAAGCGCCGAAGAAAACTTCACAGAGTTTGATTTTTCTACAGCACCAACAAGAATGGAAGAAGCTTACACAAAATTCAATAAGAGGGATAAATAATGGCAGAATCAAACATTTTAGAAATAGTTCAGGGTTTAAGTCAGGCAGCAGCCAACGCCTATGACGGCTCTCACGATGAAAGGTTTGTCCGCGATGGAGAAGTCAAAAAGGTTGGTCTTCATAGGGAAGAAGGTTGTCCCATAATGGATAAGCGTGTTATGGATGGCTTCTCTGTTAAGTTTATGGGCCACCAAATGTGCATACACTATCAAGCAGACATAATGCTGAAAGAGATTTACAAAGGCGGATTCGAATCAGAAATGGAGCGCATGATCGGTCAAATTAAAAAGTTTCTTCAAACTGAATATAGAAAGATTACCGGTAAGGGCGTGACCTTAACTAAGGATGGGGATGTTAAGATTTTAGCATCATCTGTTTCTCGTGTGCGTAATTTCGTCCAAGCACATCAGGTTTTTAACATTTCTGGCTTGAAACAAGACCCAGATGCAGCCGGCTCAGAAAATAGGACAGTCGAAGACTAATTCCGGAAGTTTTTAGAACTAAGCAACAACAACAAAAGACCACAGAACGATACAAGGAAAAAGGGCTAATGTCGAATGGCCTTCAAACTTTCAAAAAAAGAAATTGTTAAAGAAATTCTAAAGTGCGGAAAAGATGCCCCGTACTTTATTAATAATTATTGTCGTATAAGTCATCCAATGAAGGGTCTGATACAATTCAAAACTTATCCTTATCAGGATGATTTACTTAATGACTATAACGATTTTCGTTTCAATGTTATATTAAAAGCAAGGCAGTTGGGAATCTCTACGATTACCGCTGCTTATTGTGTTTGGTTTATGCTTTTTCACAAAGAAAAGAACATTGTTGTGCTCGCAACCAAGTTCAGCACAGCAGCAAACCTTGTTAAGAAAGTTAAGAGCATGATGAAGAATCTCCCGGATTGGCTCAAGTTAGCGCACATTGATGTCGATAACAGAACATCATTTGAATTATCAAACGGATCCATTATTAAGGCAGTGCCAACATCAGAGGACGCTGGTCGTTCTGAAGCGTTATCCTTGCTCGTTGTAGACGAGGCGGCACACATTGAAAAGATGAATGAAATTTGGACCGCTGTCTATTCCACACTCGCAACAGGTGGTCGCTGTATCGCACTATCAACACCTAAAGGAACTGGTAATTGGTTTCACAAAACCTACATTGGAGCAGTTGATGGTGACAACGAATTTAACCCAATAGAACTAATGTGGGATGTTCACCCTGAAAGGGATCAAGCGTGGTTCGAAAAAGAAACAAAAAACATGTCCAAGAGGCAGATAGCACAAGAATTGCTTTGCAACTTTAACACTTCTGGTGATACTGTTATACACCCGGACGACTTGGCTTGGATTGCCGGCAATGTTAAAGACCCTATCTACAGAACCGGTTATGATAGGAATTTTTGGATTTGGGAGAAATTTGATGCTAACAACAAGTACCTCCTAACGGCAGACGTTGCTCGTGGTGATGGTGCGGATAATTCTGTTTTTCATGTCATAAAACTTAACACTATGGAAGTGGTAGCTGAATATCAAGGTAAGCCTTCTCTAGACATGTATTCTAGAATTTTATTTGATGCTGGTTGCGAATATGGCAACTGCTTATTAGTTGTGGAGAATAATGGAATAGGAATATCTATTTTAGAAAAATTATCGGATCTAGGCTACTCAAACCTGTACTACTCAATTAAGTCGACTCATGAGTTTGTTGAAGCTTATCAAGGAGAGGTGATGGACAAGGCAGTGGCCGGCTTTACCACATCAACAAAAACAAGACCTCTTATAGTTGCAAAATTAGAAGAATTTGTAAGAAACCGTCTCCTGACTTCATATTCATCAAGAATCTATCATGAATTAAAGACTTTTATTTGGCATAACGGAAAACCACAAGCAATGAGATCATATAACGATGATTTAGTTATGGCTTTGGCTATTGGTTGTTGGATTAGAGACACAGCATTACAGGTAAACAAGCGAGAAACAGAATATAAAAAAGCGATGATAAGCTCTATGTACAAGAGCGATAGCGTTATTAACACAACAATAAAAGGGATGCAAGGCCACAATAAAACAATAAAAGAGAAAGCGAGAGAATTTCACAACAAAATAGCTCCATTTTCATGGATTTACAAAGGATAAAACAAAATGGCTTACAAAAATAGAAAGGGAAAAAATCCGTACAACGAGACATCAGGCCTGTTCAGGTCACTAACTAGATTATTTTCTGGTCCTTTGACCACTAGAAGAACCCAAACTGGTAGAAATTTAAGAAGAAAACATTTAGACATGTACTCATCTAGATTTAAATCGGCCTCAGGAAAACAGTTTAAAAAAGTTGAATATAATCCTATGAACGTTTTGGCTGCTAACATGATCTCAAACAGAAACAGGTCTGAGAGATATGTTGATTTTGATGAAATGGAATACGAGCCAATTATCGCATCCAGCATAGACATCTATGCAGACGAGATTACAACACACTCAGCTATCCAGCCTATGTTGAAAATTAAATGCCCTAATGAAGAAATTAAAGCAATTCTTAATTCCTTGTATTATAATGTTTTAAACATCGAGCACAACTTGTTTGGTTGGGCCAGAACAATGTGCAAATATGGCGACCTGTTTCTCTATCTAGACATTGACGATAAGACAGGAATTCGCAATTGCATTGGAGTCCCACCTCAAGAAATTGAAAGACTTGAGGGCGAAGATGAAACAAATCCAAATTATGTTCAGTTCCAGTGGAACTCGGCAGGGCTAACTCTTGAAAACTGGCAAGTGGCGCACTTTCGTGTTCTTGGGAACGATAAGCATTATCCTTATGGCACATCTGTTTTAGAACCTGCGCGTAGAATCTGGAGACAACTAACTTTACTAGAGGATGCTATGATGGCTTATAGGATTGTTAGATCTCCTGAGAGACGGGCATTCTATGTAGATGTTGGTTCGATTCCACCACAAGATGTTGAACAATACATGCAAAAAGTAATGACACAAATGAAAAGACATCAAGTTGTTGATCCCCAATCTGGGCGTGTTGACCTTAGGTATAATCCTTTGTCTATTGAGGAAGATTACTTTGTTCCAATCAGGGGCGGCGCATCAAACACTAAAATAGAAAATCTTGCTGGTGGGCAGTTTACGGGTCAAATTGACGATGTAAAATATCTAAGAGAGAAACTATTCGCAGCACTAAAGATTCCCCAATCTTATCTTGTCATGGGTGAAGGCGCACAAGAGGATAAAACAACTCTTGCACAAAAAGACATTAGATTCGCCAGAACTATCCAAAGATTACAGAGATCAATTGTTTCTGAACTAGAAAAGGTTGGAATTGTACACCTTTTTACATTAGGTTTTCGTGGGGACGACTTACTATCGTTTAAGTTGGGACTAAACAATCCATCAAAGATAGCCGAATTACAGGACCTAGAGCATTGGAAAACTAAATTTGAGGCTGCTGGTGCTGCTACTGAAAACTATTTCTCAAGAAGGTGGGTGGCACAAAACATGCTTGGCATTTCAGAGGAAGAATTCATCAGAATGCAACGAGAAATGTACCATGATAAAAAGTTTATGGCAGGCTTAGAAGCTGCTGCACAACCTCCTGACGCCGGAGGTGGTGGAGACCTTGGTGGGGGACTTGGAGGAGACTTAGGCGGAGACTTAGGTGGCGGTGATCTAGGCGGTGATCTGGGTGGTGACTTAGGCGGCGGTCTAGGCGGCAATGCAGGTGCTGATCCCGGCGGTGGCGATGCAGGCGGTGGCGACGATGCTGCTGGGGGCGGAGATAAAGAGGATGAAACTTTACTAGCAGCCCCGGGAAAGAGAGATGACGGTAGTGTTTGGATTAAGCCCGATGCATTAAAATCCAGAAAAAGAGGACAATACAAGAGGCATCAAACGTCCTATGATAAGGGCGGCAGAAAAAAACAAATGAAGAACATGGCCACGGGGGAATATGGTAACACCTTCAGGTCTAGATGGAAAGGTTACTCTGATGGGGTAAAGAATGTAGGTTATTACCCACACGAATTTACACAACTTGGCAAAGGTATAACAGAATCTCACTCTATTGAAGAAAATAAACTATTTACTACAAAAGATGAAGTTAACACTTTATTAGAAAGCTTAGGAATACAAAACAAGAGGAAAAAAGATGAAAATGAAACACAATAAGAAAAGAAACACCGCTTTTCTTTATGAGTGTCTTGTAAAAGAATTGACCAAATCAATTGTTAGAAAAGATACACACAAACAAAACAAAATAATTTCAATCATGAAAGAATTTTTTTATAAGAACTCCCCGCTTAAACAAGATTTAAAACTTTATAGGTCGATTCTTGAAAACAACAAAATGACAAAAGATTTTGCCGTTAGGTTTTTGTTTGAAACTAAAAAAGATTATGCTAATTTAGACAGGAAACTGATTTTCAATGAACAAACAAATCTTATAAAGTCAATTAATGAGAATTTATCACCATCAGCATTTGCAAATTTCATATCCAACTATAAGGATTTGGCTTCCATAGGAACCTACTTTAATTCAAGTGCAAATGCCAAAAGTCGTTTACTAATAGAATCAAAATTAGTTAGGCATCTCACGTCTGATAAGCGCGAAGAACAAAAGATGAAGCACATAGACAATCTATCTTATAAAACTTTTGTTAATAAATTTAACGAAACCTACAATAGATCACTTCGCAAAGAACAAAAAGATCTTTTAACCAATTATATAATTTCATTTTCTGATAATGGATTGGGCCTTAAAACGTTCATGAATGAGGAAATTTCACGTCTTAAAAGTGAGCTAGGCATTGCATTATTAAATGAAAAAAAATCAAAAAATGAAGAGTTTTTGGCCAAATTACAACAAGTTTGCGATAAATTGGAATCTTTTTCTAAAATGCCAATAGATGAGGGAATGGTCAAGGATCTCTTTTATATTCAAAATTTAATTCAAGAGGTAAAAAAAGATGCCTGAGTTTAAGATAAATCCCAGAGATACAACTAAAGTTAATTTTTATGATGAGGTTGAAGTTGATGTTAATAGGGGCGGCAACTTCAATGTTAGGATTGATGGTCCTGAAGATAGATTAAAAGTAGGCGTTGATGAGCCGAACATAAAATTCACAATCGACAACACTAAAGACAACATTTATGAATTTAATTTAAATTTACGCCGAGCATTGAATGGTGATTTGATGATTTTTGATCATGCCGATATTGACATAGTTATTTTACTTGAAAAGAAAAAAATAGTTGCTTTTGCAAAAGACATGATGTCAGAAGTAGTTTACGGTGCTGAGAATAGATTGTTTGGTTTTTTGAAAAAGGCAGGTGTTGTTGCATTTGATTCAATTCAAGGCGGGAATGTTTATGGCTCTTTAGAGGGTTTAATCTTAGAGAGAAAAGGTGATGAGACACCGGACTCATTCTCTTATGTTCTATATCAGATAAGCGAATGGATTAAAACTGAGAGGCCCTATTTCGAAGCAAATGAGGCTCACGATGAAATGATGGATGATGCTATTCTTAATCCGAATGATGAATATTCAACTGAATTAGGCGAAGTTCCACATGAGGAAGAAAAAGGGTCTCTAAAACAGAGAGGCCTGTTTGCGCCATATTTATACGGCAAATACACATATTAATGTATTTGTTTTATTTTAAAGATAATAATTGGAGATTAAATGGAATTAATTTACTTTGTTCTTGCCTCTTATGGCTTGACCTTTATTTTGGTCTACGGCAAGATTTTCGAAGACTTAAGGCCGACAAAAGACTATAGTAAGAAATGGAACACTCTATTTCATTGTCCTCTTTGCATAGGATTTTGGGTTGGTTGCTTTCTTTTTTTGATAAACGCAGGAACCGAACTATTTAGTTTTGATTATACAATCGCTAATTTTTTTATTTGCGGTTGGTTATCTGCTGGAACTTCTTATCTACTTTCAATGGTAGTCAAAGATGACGGCATACAACTTGGAGTTAAAGATGACTAAAAAATGGATGTTACAACCTGTTAGACGTTGTTGCAGCGGTAGCTGACTCAAGCCGGTAGCGCCGGCATTTTCATATTTAAGAGGAATAAAAAATGAAATTATCAACAGAAATGTTAAGAAAAATGATTCGAGAAGAAATACAAAAAATGGATGAAATGATGAACTATGACCCAAGTATGGGGCAATATGGCTCTCCGGAAGAAGAAGAGCTAATGAGATTGAAGGAAATGTGCGAAAAAGGTGATCAACAAGCCTGCATGCAAGCCTCTGAGATGGAGCAGTACATGTATGGACAAGGTGGTCGTATGTTTGAAAGTAAAAGGAAAAAGAATGGCTAAAAAGCTTTTGACAGAATTTTTTGAATTATGTAAAGATGGCGTTTGTCAGGATCTCCTAACCGAAAGGGAAAAAAGAGAAGTGGCAAACGGAGTCCTTTATTTGTCTGGGAGATTACAGACGTGTGAAAAGAAAAATGGTAATGGAAGAGTTTACCCGTGCAAAACCTTGAGAAGGGAAATAAAGAATTATCAAAAAATAATTAATGATAATAGGGCACTAGGAGAGTTGGATCATCCGGATGATTCTGTTATAAATTTAAGAAACACTTCTCATCTAGTCACAGACATGTGGTGGGAAGGCAATGATGTGATGGGTAAAATAAAAGTTCTAGACACTCCATCTGGTAGAATTTTAAAAGATTTGATTAATGCTGGTGTGAAACTGGGAATATCGTCTCGCGGTCTTGGATCTGTTAAGGAAAGCATGGGGGAAACAATTGTTCAAGAAGATTTTGAATTAATTTGTTTTGACATAGTGTCAGAACCTTCCACACCAGATGCATTTATTTACCCAGAGCAAAGAATGTCTAATAGAACATTCAAGGTGCGCGAGAACAAGTTAAACGAAAAGAAAGATTTAATTATCAATGACCTTTTCGATAAAATTTTGAGAGACTAATGAATAAAAACGAATTAAAAAAAGTTTTAAAACCTCTTATTAAAGAATGTATAAAAGAGGTTTTATTTGAAGAGGAAGGTGCGCTTTCTCACATAATTAAAGAAGTTGCTGTTGGGTTGTCTGGAAAACAACAAATAACAGAAACTAGAGCAGCATCTCCGCAACGAAGCAAAGTGAATGATCACAAGTTAAAACAACGCAAAAAACAACTATTAGATGCAATTGGCAAAGATGCTTATGGCGGTGTCAATGTTTTTGAGGGCGTTACACCTGCACCATCACCCTCAAATAGTAATTCTGGTAGAGGGCCACTGTCTGATGTTTCTCCAAATGATCCGGGCGTTGACATTAGTTCGCTATTTGGTGACAAGGCGTTCGTTATGTCGCAAAGACTCATGGGGAAGAAATAATGCCATCAAATTTAGTAGTTAGGCCTCGTAGAGGTGAGTCTGTTGATCGTTTAGTTAAAAGATTCAATAAAAAAGTAAAAA